ATACGAACATATAATGATTGGTACTAGTGGTACTGCTATTGTTTTACTCATAGGTTTACTAGTGAGGTAGCTTAATGGAAATTGTTACAGCTACCTTAACTGGCATTGCCCTCATAAAAAAATCAGTAGACTTCATAAAAGAAAATATTAATACAGTTCAAGATATTTCTGGAATAGCCAAGCAAATTGATGGGTTTTTTTTAGGTGAAGAACAAATGAATAAAGGGCAGGGGAAAGGTATGTCTATTGCTGAACAATTTGGTTCGGTTGAAAAGTCAGCAGATGATTTTATTAATAGAAAATTATTAGAAGAAAAAAGACAAGAATTAAAGTTCATAATAAATATGCGATTTGGTGCGACAGCTTGGGAAGAAATAATTGCAGAAAGAGCCAATAGAATAAATGAAGCAAAAGAAGCACAAAAACAAGCAAGAATTCAAGCTAGAAAACAACAAGAAGAAATAATGGATATACTCAAATGGGGTGCTTATGCTTTTATTGGTATTGGTATAATGATGGGTTTATTAGTTATTGGAGTTAAAGCATATGCAAAAGGCAAGATTTATAATGCACCTAAAGATTATACCAGAAATCAAAAATTAAATAATGGTACAATAATTCCACCTACTATGACAACTTGCAGATTAAAAAAAATGAAAGTTTTTAAAAATAAATTGGCTTGCATTTATATTGGAGCAAATAAAACATATGAGATGGAATTTACAGATGTTCATATAGGTTGTCCGAGAAACTATAAATGTGTTTTAAATCCTAATGGGAAAGAGCCATCAATAGATTCTGTAATGGAAAGTTTAAGGAGTATAGCTAAATGATGACTGCATTTTTATTGTATTGTGCTATGCAACCAAGTGAAAAAAATATTTCTAAAATTTATTTTAAATCAATTAATGATTGTAGTTATTATGCAGAAAAGTTAAGCAATCAAGAATTTATGTCAGAAGATGGAACAGAAACATATCAATGTATTTGTAAATTAGTTCCACAAATTGATAGTAACAAAGTAAAGGTTTACTAATGGAAAAAAAATTAGATACAAACAAAATGTATGAAAAACCATTAAAACTTAAAATAGATGAAAATAGTTTTGAATTATCTTTAAGAATATTAGGAAATGAATTTGTTGCAATAAAGATTGGCTCTACAAATTTTTCTGGTAAACTAATAGCAGGTGGAATTTTGTTGTTGTTTTTTACCCTTATTTTATTAGAGGGTTTTGGTTTAAATGAGATATTATTAAGATGAATGTTGAAACTTTTTTAAAATGGAAAATACTGCCAAGATTAATGATGTTAGCTTCTACAGTAATGTCGTGGCGTTGTGCAGAATGGTTTATGGGGTTAGATGCACCCACAGCATCACAATCGGCTTTTGTATCGGTTGTAATGGGTGTAATGACTGGAATTTTTGGAATTTGGATAGGTCAAGAACATAAGGTGGATAAATAATGGATTTAGAGACATTAAAAGACGATATAATGAGGGAGGAGGGTCATTTGGTACTAGAACCCTATCAAGACCATTTAGGCTTCTGGACAATCGGTTGTGGGCATTTAATTCGTGATGATGAAAAAGATGAACTAATGAACCCAATAACAGAACAAAGAGCAAAAGAACTATTTGTTTTAGATTTAGGGGTTTCTATTCAAGATGCAGAAACTTTTTACAAAGGTATGGATATAGACGATAATGTTAAAGAATGTGTAATTCATATGTCATTCCAATTAGGGTTGCCAAAATTAAACCAATTTAAGAAATTCAAAAAAGCATTAGCAGATAATGATATTGAAACTGCTATTGCAGAAATGAAAGATAGCAGGGCATATAATCAAACCACAAATAGATGGGATAGGTTAATAGAGAAGATGAAGAAAAGCATCTAAGTCATTGATTTATAGGGGTAAAATCCTGGAGAAAGGTTTATAAAATGATAGCTAGTTTATTACCAGTAGCATCTAAGTTATTAGGTAAATTTATAGAAGATAAAGACACTAAAAACAAACTTGCCCATGAAATAGCAACTATGGCTGAAAAACATGGTCAACAACTTGCACTTGCTCAAATAGAGGTTCTTAAAGAAGATGCAAAAGGTAATTGGTTTCAAAGTTCGTGGAGACCCCTTATTGGCTGGATTTCTGGCTTATCGCTAGGAATAAATTACATGGTCGCACCTATTTGTGCAGGGTTTGGAATTACTATTCCCCAAGCTGATATGTCAGTAATGATGCCATTAATGTTTGGTATGCTCGGAATTGGTGGAATGAGATCATTTGATAAGATTAAAAAAACGGATACAAAAAAATGATGTTGTGGCATTGGCTAACATTAGCTAAGTTTTTTAATAAGATTGGAAATTATTTTTACCATCTTCATGTAAAGACACTAAAAAATAAACAAAGAAAGGAAAGAGAAATGCCAAAAGGACAAGGAACTTATGGAACTAAAGTAGGTAGACCACCTAAAAAGAAAAAGAAAGTTATGAAGAAAAAGAAAAAGTGAGTGGTCTAACAACTACATCTACTATTTCGGAACTTATAGGTAAAAGACCTATGAGAAGAAGAAAGACTAGAACCATAAAGAACAAGATGCCCTATAAGGGCGATTTTAGGGCAGTACAGCGACTTTTGTCCACTAAAAGGCTAAAGGGTTAGGCAGTATCCTCAACACCTCATAGGAATGTTTGTTTCAATAATTTGTTTTACTTGATCTAAACATTCGGTCAGACCCCCCTTGACTATAAAATGAGGTGTACCTAATCCTTTAGATTGTACTGCCCACAACTTTTGATTTTCGGACAACCTGCCCTTTTCATTTTTAAGTTCGATATAAAGAATTTTACCCATAGGATATTCAACAATTATATCTGGACAGCCAGATTTTAAACCCATTTTTTTCATTTGAGCATGAAGATAAATAGACCTTTTACCCTCATTTGGTACATGAAAATGTCTGAAATAGTAGGTATTGGCTAAGATGTTTAGTAGCTGATTACAAGCTATTTGTATTTCGGATTCTTTAGTCATAAGGGGTAAACCTACTTCTGTTTCACTTCCTATAAATACTGCGATTTATTTAAGTACCTCGAAGAAATAATAATTTACCCCTCATTTATACTACGATTGGAGATCAGAGTATAATTACTTTCTATCAGATAGTATCAAATAAAGCCATATTTAACAATAGTTTGAAAATAATTAAAAAAAAGTTAAAAAATCACTTGTAATAACCTAGAATAAATATTAGGTTATTAAGATTAGTTATTGGAGATTAGTATGAAAAAGATTACAAACAAAGATGTACAAAGAGTTTATGACCATGCAATTACACAAAATCCAATGGATTTACATGGTTTTGGAACTACATCAGCTACTTTTCAAAGTGGTTATAAGTTTGCTTTAAATGGCTATACTGATGGTTATACAAAGTATGGCAAAGTTCCAAATACAAAATTGTATGCTCTTTATCATGCAGGAATTGCAGTAGCTAATAAATAATAATAATAATAAATTGGAGATCAAAATGGAAAACGTAACTAAAGTATTTCAAGTCGGTAAAAGACTTTATATTAAAGAAGAATTATATGAAGCTATTATGTACAACTGTCAAAAATGGTGGGGTAAAGAAAAGCTATCAGATTTATGGCACAAAAAATTCTACAAATCTTTTAATTATGCTGAAAGAGAAGCTAACAAAGTTTCAGCTTTAGTGTCAAAAAAATACGATACAAATATCACACTTCATTACAATATTCTTCAAGACAAAGATACTGGTAAATGGTTTCTTGTTTTTGAATGGTCAGATTTTCAAAAGGCATATGGTAACGGAACTTATATGTTTGAAATGTCTGATTATGGTCATTTTTCAGTTTAGGGGGTAGATATGAAAAGCATTTATACAATAAATAGTGGTCGTGATAATAAGATGTTTTGCCTTTACCATACGTTTAACGAGTATTCATCTTATGGAATGTATGAAAAAACCATTCACATTACTAATCTTTCTACAGATTATGATAAGGCAGTTATAGTTGCTAAGTGTCTTTATGAAACTCACAAAGATACAAATTCAAAGTTACATATTCCTCATAAATGGCAATTAGAAGAAATAACTAGAGATGGAACTGCTGATAAAAAAGTAGAACCAATAGTTCAAGAAACCACAAAGCCAGAAATAGAATATCCTTTAAGTGAAAAGGTTGCCAATGTAGGTGAAACAAAAAAACTTACATTAGGTGTTACCGATAGTTTTACTTTTGATGGTCGTTTTGGCAGGTCGCTTTGCACTAAATTTATTGATGCAGACCACGATATATTTATTTCTTTTAGCCAATCTAAATTTATGTGGACATTAAATGT